TCAAACACATGACCACTTTCAGTTTCGTTTACCTTGTTATATGGATAATCTGGTTTATGGTCATTTAATGGTTTTAATTCTGTCCATGTTTGTGCGGCATAAAAACTATCTGCCTTATCTGGAGCAACTGTTGATATTTTTGCTGGAGAAGCCGTTGTAATACTAGGATATTCCTTTTTGGTTCTCTCTACATTTGATGTTCCCTGTTCATATTTGGTTGCTCTTGCCGAAAAGTTTACATCACTTTGGCCAATATATTCTCCTTTTGGATAATTTAAACCAGTAAATCCTAAATTTTTACTTCTACTAGATGATTTGGAAGCAATTGTTCCCATTATAATTGGGTCCTGTGCAGATGGTCCATCTCTAAAAAATCCTACAACCCAAGAACCTTCCATTAATCCGTGTGGTGTATCTCCAATTCCTGATGTTCCACTTGCCGTTGTTGGCATCATAACAGTAGCCCAAGGTAATTTATCAGTATCTAATTCATTTTTATCTTCGGTGTGATAACCAAAACATCTTACTTTAACACGGTTCATTTCCTCTGGGTCAAATCTATCTTCGACAACACCAGTAAACCAATTAAATCCATTATTTAAAAAATCATCTGCTCTCATTATACTTCCTTAGCCCTATCTTGTATTTTTATTATATCATCAATACTATCTTCAAATGAATCCTTTTTCAATGTTAAATTCATTTTATATCTTTCTTTAAATGAATGTTCTATAGCAGTAATAATATAATTGCCTGTAAAATATTTATCCACTGCGATTTCTTTTGCATCAGAACCAGCCCTATTGATGCTAACATGGATTTTATTACCAAGCTTTAAATCAAAATCACCATTAATAGTAACATTAATAGTTAATGTATTTAAATTTTTTAAATATGAATGTGAATCTAAATAACCAGAGGAAATCACATTGTTATAATTATTTAAATCATTGCCATAAGCTAGTGAATTTTGTGAAATAAAGAAATTTTTACCCTTTGTAAATTCTTTTATTGGTGTATCTAATAATTTCATATTATCTGATAATGGGTCATTATCGTTTAATTTAACATCTCGATTATAATTATATTCAACTGTTTTATAAGATTTAGTTGCAATATCCAATGTGTGTAATGTTGAACCATAACAACCATCTGCTATAGATTCCAATTGTGATACATCTAAATCTGAGGACATTGCTGATATTCTTTTTCTTTCTAATTCATATAAATCTTTTTCAATCAGAGGTACATCAAAATATGGTTCATATGTATATTCATCATACACATTTTTGTCAATCATAGTTTTATATGATTCTAATACCAATTTATTATCTGATATTCTTTCATAAAAGAAAAATGGTGTTTTATTATCTGTAATATTTTTTAATAACCATTTAATGGCTGAAAGTGGTTTTAATCTTGGATAAACACCAGTAACACTACCAGTATCTTTTGCTATTTCTAAATTACCTTCATTAATATTTAAATTATTTTTACAGATATCAGTTATTGATTTGCCAACAGAATCACTAAATGGTTTTGTTAAAGCAATTAAATTATTGTGATAAACATAATCCGAAACACAAGTTAATTTAAATGCCTGCATTGTTTCTTTTTGCCTGGAATAACTATCAATTTTACCTATTCTTAAATTTAAATCATATTCCTTTTTTTCTTTTGATACAACATCACGGCGAGAAAGAATAACATTAATTTTCTCATTACCCATTATTTTAAATGCTTCTAAAAGACCCCTAGAATCATAAACAAAAAATTCAAGGGTAATACCCATTGAGTAGATACTTTCTTTAATGATAAAGCTTTGGCACACATTGGTTAAATCAATATATTGCTCTGGATTATTTAAATTAGTAAATAAATGTACTTTATCTAGCGTATAGGCACCAGCTCGATATGATTCTGTAACACTAGCATTAAGATTACTCATTATTTATTAATTGCCTTTTTAAATGAATCAATAAATTGGCCAATATAATTAGGGTCAATATATCTAATTTTTGAACGGTCCTCGTTTAATTCAAATTCATGTGTTCTATTTGTTACATAAGCCACATCACTATCAGCAACTCCACCATCTACATGAACTGCATTTGTAACTGGTTTCTTATCAGCATCATTCTCATTATAGTAATAATATGGTGCATCTGCATATTTAAAGACTCTATATGTGGAAACAGTATCTGCAGAAGTTGAACCAGTGATTAATTCAGATGTATTTGTAATACCAACTAATTCTCCAATAAAAGCACCTGTAGCATTTTGTACTATCAATTGACTCATATCAATGTTTTTCTTTGTTAGTGTACCAGTTGCTCCAGATGTAGCTCCAGTAATGGTTTCTCCTAATGTGAATCTACCTGATAAGCTATCTTCAAAATTATTTGTTGTTTTTGGATTTGTTTCAATTGCAAAACCATTATATTCCTTTTCCATATATTTTTGTAATTGCTCTTGACTCATTGGCCAGGCTCTATATCCGTCATGTAAAAAATCATTTACAACAAAGAATGTCCAATAAAATTCTGATGTTCCATATAATCTTGTTGATACAATATCAGGTCTTTCTCCATTTCTTATTTCATAGAAATTATATGCAGAAAAACTATCTAAAAATGTAGGTAAAGGTTTTACATGGCGATATATATCAACCATGTTTTGTTTAACTCCAGTTTGATTGAAGTCATATTCTACTTTTGGAAACTGCTTAAAAAAACTCATTATCCATTTCCTCCTGGAACCTGACTTGGGTTATCAATACCTTCAAAACTCTCACCATATATATCTTGCCTTGTAATGGATTTTGTTTCCTGAAATTGTAAACTAATATCTGTTTCTAAAGGTGCTCCATCAGCGTGCATTATATTTGTTGTGGCATTTGTGGTTACACCTAATGATGTTAAAAAACAAGGGAGTATTTTCGGCATAAAACTATTTGGCTTTTCTCCTTTAAAAAATTCAATTTCAAAGGTGGCTGGATATTGAATTGATAGTGCACCAGTTTTTTCAGGTAATGAATAATTCCTAAAAACATCTACTATTTTTTGAACTACCTTTGAGTCCTCTGCTGATTCTGGGACTAATTTAAACTCAAATTGATATGAACGAATTTGATGTCCATCATATGTTGTTAAAATATTTGGATTTACGGCAACACCCCTTTTAAGTGCTGCCTTTCTAGCCACAACATCAAGTCCACCTATACCAATTTGACCTGCAATTGCAGCAGGACCATATTGTGATGCTGCAGCCTCTACATCTGAACCAGTTATTTCTGCATTTCCTTGTGTGTTTATGCCAACCTTTTTAAGTACTGCATCGACTGCACCACCAGTCATTCCGGCCTCTAAATTACCATAGTTACCAGCATCTGTTGTAGCAAATCCAGTAGGCATAAATAAATTAATTGCGTAAAATATGACTTCACCCTCCGAAGTTCTTTCATTGACTCGAAATTGAACAAATGGTAGATTACCGTCTAATGTTTTAGGGAATCTTATAATTTCCATATTTTTTCCTATATAAATAAAATAAACATATATAGGTTTATTTATAATGGCTTACAAAGGGAAATACAAAATAAAGAATCCGGATAAGTATATCGGAAATCCAAATACTGTGGTATTTCGTTCCTTATGGGAAAGAAATGCTTTTCGTTGGTGTGAAAACAATCCAAAAGTAAAACTCTGGAATTCAGAGGAAATAGTAGTACCATACAAATCAACAGTGGATAAAAGATTGCATCGTTATTTTGTTGACCTTTTAATCCAAATGGATAATAAAGAAACATATTTGATTGAAATTAAACCTAAATCTCAAACACTACCACCAAAGAAAAGGTCACGCAAAACCAAAAAATATATCAATGAACAGTTGACATATATTAAAAATAATGATAAATGGGAAGCAGCTGACGCATTCGCCAAACATAAAGGTTGGAAGTTCCAAGTGTGGACTGAAGAAACTTTAAAAAATATAGGCATCAAAGTACTCTAAAAACCATATAAATAGATTATATGGCAAGTTTATTCGATACATTACAAGCCCAAGCTCAGAGAGCAGGTGTTACAGCACGGACCAAGGATTCAAAGAAATGGTTTGAAAAGAAGGTACAAGAGCTACAAATACCGGGCAGAAGTAGAATATTAAAGGATAGTGCATTAGATAAAACAACTAGAACACTACCGGGTAGTATGTATATGTATTTTTATGACCCAAAACACAAGAAAACATTACCATATTACGATAGGTTTCCACTTACAATATTTGTGGAACCTGCAGGTAAAGATGGCTTTTATGGATTAAACCTACACTATTTAAGACCAGATATAAGAGCAGAATTTCTTGACCAATTAATGAAACTTGCTCCAGATAAAGTAACAGATAAAACAAGATTAGTAAAAATGAGATATAGTTTGTTACAGGGTGTAAGAAAGTATAAAGAATTTAAACCGTGTTTTAAACATTATCTAGGTGGACATGTTAAATCACAATTTTCAAGAGTACCAATGACTGATTGGGAAATTGCAATATTTCTACCAACAGAACAGTTTGTCAGAAAAGGTAAAACTGGTGTTTGGAATGAAAGTCTTAAAATCGCGAGAAGTTAATGAGCAGTATCGATAATTTAAAAGCAATAGTGTCACAAAAGAATGGATTGGCTAGAGGTAACCGTTTTAATGTTATTTTTACACCCCCGTCACAATCATTGTTAAATTTAAACCCAGATGTATTAATAGGTTCATTATTATCTGGTTCATTTAATGTTAAAAATTTAATTAGTGACCCAAGAGATATATCACTATTATGCCAAAGTGCCAGCCTACCAGGCAGACAAGTAACAACACTAGATTATCAGGCAGAAAAACAAACAGTTCCTGTACCCTATGCATTTATTGATGAAGATGTTACATGTAAATTCCTATTAACAAATGATTATTATATGAAAATCATGTTTGATAATTGGTTAAGTGCTATCCTAGATTTGGATACGTACGAAGTAGGATATAAAAAAGATTTCGCAACCGATGTTGTAATACAACAATTGGATTTAGAAAATAAACCAGTATATGGAGTAAGACTTGTGAATGCATTTCCTACTTCAGTAACTGGTGTTGAATTGGATTCTGCATCAACTGAGGTGCAGGAATTGAATGTAGTATTTAGCTACGATAAGTATATACCGGAAGGACCAACAAGTACCAGATTATCTGGTGTCTCTAATATCCTTGACGCATTAACTTAATATAATATAGGAGAATATTATGGCTTTGCCAAAATTGAGTGTTCCTCAGTATAAGGTTCAATTACCTTCTACTAGGAACGATTTAAATATGAGACCTTTTCTTGTAAAAGAGGAGAAGGTATTAATGATTGCTTTAGAATCAAATGATATGGAGCAAATTAGTAAGGCAGTAAGAGATATCATTTTATCATGTTATGATTTAGACAGTTTGGAAGACCTTACTGTATTTGATATTGAATATCTATTCTTACAACTGAGAGCAAAATCTGTAGGTGAAAATATGAACATACAGATTAAATGTACTCAGGAAGAATGTGATGGTCTTACGCCAATATCAATTAATGTTGACGATGTTGAGATAATAAATCAAAATCAGGAACGTACAATATTACTTGATGAAAAGACAGGAGTTGGAGTTACTATGAAATATCCATCAATGGAACTAATAGGTTCTTTGGATATTGAAAAACTTAACTCAGTCGAAGGTGTTATGGAATTAATTATAAAATGTATTGATTCTATATTTGATAATGATAATGTATTTGATGCAGATGCTGAAAGTGCTAAAGACCTTGAACAATTTGTTGAGAGCTTAAATTCTGAACAATTTAGAATGATTCAAGGATTTTTACAAGAAGTACCTGCTGTATATTATAAAACTGAATATGAGTGTGATAAATGTAAACATACGAATGTGGTTGAGTTAAGAGGACTAAATAGTTTTTTTACATAAGCCTCTCGCATGAGAGTTTGGAAAATTTTTACCAAACAAACTTTGCATTAATGCAACATCATAAGTACAGTTTAACTGAGATAGAAAGTATGATGCCGTGGGAGAGGGAGATATATTTAGCTCTACTCCAGGAACATATTAAAGAAGAAAACGAAAAGATTCAAAAAATGAATAATAGGAGAAGATAATGGCTGAAGGACAAGACAATAGTCGTAACGAAGTTGAAAT